TAAAAATGGCATTAACATCACCAGGCGTAGAAGTTACAGTAATAAACGAGAGTTTCTATGTACCATCAGATGCGGGAACAACACCACTAATAATTGTTGCTTCAGCACAAGACAAATTAAACGGCGCAGGATCGGCCGTAGCATCGGGCACTAAAACTGCCAATGCAAACACAGTATATTTGATCTCTTCTCAGAGAGAATTAACAGAGACTTTTGGAGATCCAAAATTCTACACAGATGCATCAGGAAATTCATTGAATGGATATGAGATAAACGAATATGGCTTGCAAGCAGCTTATTCATTCTTAGGTATTGCCAACAGAGCTTTCGTATTGAGAGCAAATATTAATCTTTCACAACTGATTGGTAGTACAACTGCTCCATCAGCTGCTCCAACCAACGGAAGTTATTGGTTTGATTTATCATCAAACGTTCCGGGACTATTCGAGTGGTCACAAACTGATCAAGCATTCACTGCTATCGATCCGATCTACATCACATCAACTAGCGATCTAGTTGGAGGTGTGTCTACAGGAACGCCAAAAACAGCGATTGGTTCACAGGGTGATTATGCAATCAACACAACAAACAATGCAAATAAAATTTATTACAAGAATAGTTCTAATGCTTGGGTACAGGTAGGATCTTCTTCTTGGTCAGGCGGAACCAAACTATTCCAAATATCTGCACACTCTAGCAGACCAGAATGGAAGACAGCAGAAAATAATGCTGCAACTGGATCTGTGTGGTTCAAGACAACCACTCCAAATTCAGGAGCAGATATTGTTATTAAAAAATACAACTCCAGCACAAGCGCTTGGTCAGTGGTAGATGCTCCATTATATGCCAACAACCACTCAGCTATCTATGGTATAGATCCTGTGAATGGAGGAACTGGTATATCAGCAGGCACACTTTACACTCAATACAACGCAGCAGAGCAATCAACGCTGGGTGCTTTTGACACTACTCCTAAATTGGCCGACTTTACAGTTTTCAAATATGAAGGCAGTGTTACATCAATCACTTCTAAAAACACAACCCCAAGTTTCACTAATGGACATGCAATCAAAATTCAAGAATCATTGAAAGCTCAATCTGCTCTGGACACGGCAAAAACTGTGACTCTAGGTGGAACTGGTGCCGATGATTTTGTTGCAGCAATTAGCGCAGCAGGATTTACAAATATTTCTGCAACTAAACTTTCTACTGGTGCTATCAAGATTACTCATGCACTGGGTGGAGAATTTAGAATGTGGAACGTTTCTTCAGGCACAGCTCTAGCTGATGCAGGATTTGGAACATCTAACGCACACGATTACGGTTCTTACACAGCGAACTCTGCAACCAAAGTGGACAATTTATATGTTGCTCCAGCTGGTTACACAGAAGATTCTACACAACCAGCAGTGGTTGTTGCTACAAATTGGAAACGTTTGAGCTACACAGCTTCAACATCAGAGCCAAGCAACGAACCAAGCAATGGAACTTTATGGTACAACACTAGTCTAGAAGCTGATATCATGGTTCACGATGGAACTAAGTGGGATGGCTATATAAACGTTTATGGATCTACAGATCCAAACGGTCCGCAATTCTCATCAACCAAACCTACCACACAATCAGATGGTACTCTTCTAGTTGCCAATGACTTATGGATTGATACTTCAGATTTAGAAAACTATCCAAAAATTTATAGATACCTTGACAATCCAAACGGAAATGGTGCTGAATTCGTATTAATTGACAACACAGATCAAACCACAGAAACTGGTATAGTTTTTGCAGATGCTAGATGGCAAACTGACTCCGACAAAGATGATTCACTATCATCTGGTGGAGCAGGAACAGCAAGTTCAATCAAAGATCTTTTAAGTGATGACTTTGTGGATCCAGATTGTCCAGATCCAGCTCTATATCCAAAATCAATCTTGTTATTCAACACAAGAAGATCAGGAAACAATGTTAAAGAATATAGAAACAGCTACGTAACCACAGCCACATATCCAGGTTCTGGATCATCAGGCAAAGGTAACATCAGATACGGTAACGAATCAGTTGCTGGTTACTTCCCAGACAGATGGGTTACTAAAAACGCCAACAATGCAAATGGATCTGGCACTTTTGGTAGAAAAGCTGTGAGAAAAGTAATTGTTCAGCAATTAAAATCAGAGATTGATACCAATCAAGCAATCAGAGAAGATCAAAGAGGATTTAACATTATAGCATGTCCAGGATATCCTGAAGTTATTGCTAACTTGGTTAGCCTTAACACTGACAGAAACAACACATCTTTTGTCGTTGGAGATTCTCCAATGAGATTGGCAGGTACATCAACAGCTATCACTAACTGGGCTAATAACTCAGCAGGTGCTGCTGACAACGGAGACGAGGGTCTGGTTACTTCAAGTGATTATCTTGGTGTGTTTTATCCATCAGGAAGAACCACAGACAACACTGGTAACACAATCGTTGTTCCACCAAGTCACATGATGCTGAGAGTATTGGCTAACAATGACAACGTGGCATTCCCATGGTTTGCTCCAGCTGGTACCAGAAGAGGTATCGTTGACAATGCAACCTCAGTGGGATACATTGACAGTGCTACAGGAGAATTTGAACAGATTGCTTTAACTGAATCTATCAGAGACAGTATGCATTCTGCAAAAGTAAATCCAATTACTTTCTTCTCAGGTACAGGAATATTAAACTTTGGTAACTTAACTAAAACTTCTGAAAGTTCAGCACTTGATAGAATTAACGTTTCAAGATTAACTGTTTATCTAAGAACACAATTAGACAAAATAGCTAAACCGTTTATATTTGAACCGAATGATTCTTTAACAAGAAATGAAATCAAAGCAGCTATCGAATCATTCTTGTTAGAACTAGTGGGTCAAAGAGCATTATATGACTTCTTAGTGGTGTGCGATGAAACAAATAACACTGCCACAAGGATCGACAGAAATGAACTGTATGTTGACATAGCAATTGAGCCTGTGAAATCAGTTGAGTTTATCTACATACCTTTAAGAATTAAAAACACAGGAGAAATAGCTAACTTGGGAGTTTAATACCCGGTAAATAAAAAGGAACAAAAATATGGCAATCTCAACATTAAGTAAATTTACAGTACCATTAGCAAACGATCAGAGTTCAGCATCACAAGGTTTATTGATGCCAAAACTTCAGTATCGTTTTAGAGTAGTTCTTGAAAACTTCGGTGTATCAACTCCAAGATCAGAATTAACTAAACAAGTTATCGATGTTACTAGACCTAATTTAACTTTTGATGATGTAACATTAGATGTTTACAACTCAAGAATTTACATGGCTGGAAAACACACTTGGGAAGCTATCACATTAAATTTAAGAGACGATGTTAATAACTCAGTTTCTAAATTAGTTGGTGAACAAGTTCAGAAACAATTTGATTTCTTTGAGCAGGCTTCAGCTGCTTCAGGTATTGATTACAAATTCACTACCAGGATCGAGATGCTGGACGGAGGCAATGGCGCATCCACACCAGGCATATTGGAAACTTGGGAACTTTACGGCTCATATGTACAATCGGTAAACTACAACACATTGGCTTATGCTACATCTGATCCTGTTACAATCACTTTATCAATCAGATATGACAACGCAGTACAAACTCCACAAGGCACAGGAATTGGCACAGCATTGACAAGAACTATAGGTTCATTAGCAACAGGCGGCGGTATATAATTTTACATTTCGTTTATAGCAAAAGAAGCGCCTTTAACGGCGCTTTTTTTGTGACTATAAATATAGAGTATGCCAAGCATTAATAATTTCTTAAAAGGATTCTCAGACGGTCTTCCAGGATTGAAAGATTATCAACACGCAAGTCGTCTATATCTTGATGATAATTTTAAATTAGCACCTAAAAATAAATTCCTTTTCCACGTGGTATTTGATATCGACAATGATGTTATATCAAGACCATTCACAGATGGCGAAAAGTTAGAACTTAATATGTTGGTTAAAACTTGTCAATTGCCAAAATACAATTTGAATTATGAAGAAAAATTACAATACAATAAAAAGACTTTCGTAGCTACCAGAATACAATATCAACCAGTTAACATATCATTCCATGACGATCAAGCCGACACTGTGAATGCTTTTTGGAAATCCTACTATGAGTATAATATCGCAGATTCAGTAACGCTGGGCGGTGCCAATAACACTATCACAAGTTTTGGCAAAGATACCATGTATGAATCGGGAGAAGGAATTCCTAGGCAGTTTGGCATGGATAATGCCAAGGGAAGGAAAAAACCTTTATTGAGAAGTATACAGATATTTGTGTTACACAGAAAAAAATTTACATCATTTACTCTTGTTAATCCTGTGATAACGTCATTCAGCCACGATGATCTTGATCAAGCCGATGGCGGCGGAATCATGAGCAATACCATGCAAGTGATGTATGAAACTGTGTTGTATAGAGTGGGTAATGTAAACAGAGCTGACCCTCGTGGATTCGCAACACTGCATTACGATAACGAACCATCACCTCTCAGCGTGCTAGGCAGAGGAACAACTTCAATATT